CGTTTAGATACATGGTTCCAATTGTTTCCGGGAACGCCTCATTATCTCCATCTACATAACTGTGCTCTGTCATAAACATTCCAAGCGTGGTTTTATCTTTATCCCCCGTCTCTCTTAAAATCCCTTGCTTCATTGACGAAGCGTTTTTATATATCTTAAGATTTATTTTCCATTTGCAGTCTTTAACTATGTCGAACACATATGCTTTCACGCCCTTCCCCTTTGCACTTTAAATATAACCCACAGCAAACTATACCGCCCCGGATATATAGGTCGGTTCAGAAAATACCACTGCACACCTGCGCCGCCTCCGATCTCCCATAGCTCCCACGTCCAAAATAGAAAGCGCCTGAATTCTTTTGTTGCGCTACAGAGTATTGCTGTTTTGTCAGTCATAAACCAACCCTTGTATCTCATCGCTCCCAAATAAATCACCCTGCGAAATATGCCGTTTAAATCTCGCCTCTTGCGCTTCAAAATAATCCTTGTCGAGCTCGCAACCCTCAAGGTCAAAGCCTAAATCGTGGCAGGCTATGCGGATTGAACCGCTGCCGATGTGGGAATCGAAAATTGACTGTCCGGGTTTTCCGTAGTTTTTTAGGAGCCATTTGTAGAGGGCTACGGGTTTCTGGCAAGGATTTATCTTTCCCTTATAATCTCCATTAGCAAGTGGGTCGTGTTTAAATATCCTTACATTCTCATTAAAACTTGTCCATGCAAGTTCAGCCTCGGCATATGTCCGGTTTTTAAACCCCTCACCTTTATCCCATATCAAAAAGCATCTTGTCGGTGGGAGTAAAAAATAATTACCGCCCCATATTATTTGATTCTGTGTAATCCTTGATAGTTCCGCAAAATATAACTCGTCAGGAATTGACTTGTCCCAATTCTTAATGTCATGTTTACGCTTTTCTCCCTTTTTCCTTCCCATGTTCATGTTTATGTCAATCCCATAAGGCGGATCACAAATTCCTAAATCGTAATACTTATCAGGAACCGTTTTCATAAACTCTTGGCAGTCAATCAGGTGTATCCTATTCATTCGCCAACATCCTCCGCACATACCGAGCATGTTCAGCCTCGTGTGATCTGCCGCAAGCAAGCGAGGCATTGCAACTGATCGAGCAGGCAGACTTTAAATTGTATTCAGAATGGATTATGTGTTTTCCGTATTTCTTCAGGTTCGCTTTTGACTTGCTCACGATATGAGCCAATTGACTTGACCCGTATAGCCTAATGCTTACACCGCAAGCCTGACAGGTGTAATTATCCCGTTCAAATATCGCCTCCCGTTTTTCGGTTGCTTCAAACTTTTCTTTGTCTGTCATTTATTTCACTCCTGATTTTTTCAGCAAGTACGTACATCAGCACCCAATCAAAAGCTATCTCATCGCCGTCTTCATATTCATCAGGGTCATTATTAACCATGCACCCATACTTGCACAGCTCAGTTTTTTCTTTTTTTGTCCACCCTTCATATAAAGAGTCGTCTACATCATAACACCCGTGATTGCTAAATTCATCGCTTGCCAAATCCAATAAGTCTGCAACTAATTTTAATTCTTTACCTGTCATTTGCTCGCCTCATTCTTAATTCATATTCATCTTCGGTTTCTATCATGTAATTAAGTTTAACAAAAGGCATTTCATATTCGCCCAAGGAAATATTCCCAACTCTCAAGTTAAACGTTACCGGCTTGTCCTCTTCTTTATATTGAACCATACTAACCGTGATTTCATCGTTGTAATCAAGTGGTCCAATCCCGCACATTTCTATTCCTTTTGCATTCTTGCTGATTGCCTCCAATAAATTCTTTACTGTTAATTTCATTCCATCCTCTCCGCTATTTCCTTAACCCGATCCTCATCCTTGTGTAGAACGTGAAACTTGATATTGTCGTTCCCCCCTGCCCTTTCGAAAAACGTATCAGCCGCTATGTCAAAATGTTTTCTGACAAACGTTTTTAGAATAGGGTGCATCTTACACCCATCTATGTACTCATCAAGCAAATTGCAGAAACTTGTAAAAGCAAGTTCATAAATCGCCTTCGCTGCTGCTGCTTTCGTGAGCGATGTTTTACGCTCACCCTGTTCAAGTTGTATTCCCATGTGTTGCTCCTTAGAATAATTCATCCTGTTTTGATTCTGAGATAGGTATCTCAAGTTCTTTTGTAAACTCTCTGAACATCTCACAAGTTCCATCGTTCTTTACAAGGTCATTTAAAATATTTGTTGCTACGCTGTTTCCACATGCCTCATAGTTGTAGTTCATTTGAACGCACGCAATCGGGCAAGGCTCTTCACCAAAGATGCATTGTTCACATTGTTCAGCAAAACACATGCCTTCTGATCCGTTTGAAAAATATGCCATAAAAACTCCTTTTTATTTTACTTGCTTTATTGTATGTTGTATGGTAGGATAAGTCAAGAATTATTTTTAAGGAGTGAATATGAAGATTGAAATTGAAGATGACAAGCAGATTGAATTAGTTGACGAACAAAAAGATGTTGTGCCGGTTGCTGCAGGTGCCGACCTTGTAGCTATCGCCCTCGGTAGCGGTGTAACCGATGTCGAAACACTGAAAGCCCTGATTGAAATGAAAAACGGTGAAGAGGACCGGAAAGCCAAAAGGGAATTTGATTTACACTTTGCTGAGATGCAGGCGGAGTTTACACCGATAAAACGGAACAAAAAAAGTGACAAAGGAATGTACGCCCCTGTCGATGAATTGCAGAAACAGTACAACCCTATTATTACAAAGCACGGCTTTTCTTATACATGGGATGAACTTGAAAAAGAGGGAGGCGCACTTGACATCGTGCTGACTATTTCAGGATACGGCCATTCAAAAACAAATCACAAACTGCTTCCTGAATATATCCCGGACAAAGGCGGACAATCAGGAAAGCCTATTATGAACGTGCTGCAGGCAGAGGGAACCCGGACAACATACGGACAGCGGTATACGTTTAAAAATGGGTTCGGGATTACTGAGTCTGATACTGATACAGATGGCGGCATGTCATATGAGGACGGAGTGGAATACAGCACAGACATTCAGGCAATACGCACCGTAATACCGGAACAGCTACCGGAACTTTTTACAATGCTCTGGAAAAAACATGCTACTGACAAAGTAGCACGGGAAATTATGGGCAGAGAGAAAGACAAGCGGAAAAAGGAATTGAAATGATTATCAGGGATATTGAACAAGGGTCAAGCGAGTGGCTGCAGCTCCGTGTAAGCTGCGTTACTTCTTCCCAACTGTGGCGGATAATGCCGGGCAAAAGAGGCTATCTAAAAGAGCGTGAAAATTATATGGCAGAACTTGCATGTGAAAAGATCACAGGCTTACCGTATGAGCATTTTGTTACCGCTGACATGGAGCGTGGCTCTGATCTTGAGTTTTTAGCACGTTCCGCATACGAAGCAAAAACAGGGATTATGGTTGAAGAAATCTGCATAGCTGAACATGATTCAATTCAAAACTTCAAGGGATCTCCTGACGGCCTGATAACTGACGGAATAATTGAAATAAAAATGCCGAAAACTGCAAACCACTTTAAGACAATTACAACAGGCAATATTGATATGAAATATATATATCAAATGCAGGGAAATATGATGTGCTGTAATGCCAAGGTTGCCGAGTTCATTTCATTTGATGACAGGGTTCCTGAACATTTACAATTGTTCATTGCCCGGGTTGACTATGATCCACAAATGGCATTAAACATTGATTCTGAAATCGAGAAATTCACCGCTGAATTGACAGCGATGATCGGGAAGTTAAATGAAAAGTGTTCCGATTAGAGGTACAGTAACAACAGGCACCCTGACTCTATATGGGGATGGGTGCCTCCATGTTTTATTCAGCGGCAGGTTTAAGGATCTGATCATCGACGAGCTTACACAGCGAGGCATAAGCCCAAATTGTGCGCTTGAAATTACGGTTGATAAAGTGAACTCAAGCAAAACCGTAAAACAGAACAGCACATTCCATTTGCTGTGGGGTATCTATTGGAAATCCGGCCTTGCTTCTGACGTGTCAAAAACTGTTATGCGCAACCGGCTTAAATATGAATACGGTGTAACAGAATACTTTGAAGCGAAAGACGGCACTGTTATAGCCACGCTGAAAAGCGTATCTGATTACACGCTGACAGAAGGTAGGCAGTTGATCTCCGGCACGATTGAGGAAATGCTTGTAATCGGTGTTAATGATCAGCGGTTCCAGGATATGGTCAAAGATTGGAATGAATATAAAAAGGAGTGGAAATGATAATTACATTAGCAAAGATAACAGCCGGGATTATAGCAGGCGGCCTAGTAGTTGTGTTCTTCATGGCCTTCATAGATTATTGGTATAACCGAAAGTGTTAACGACCGCAGAAATGCCGGTATAATTCTTGATAGCTTTCTGCACATCTTCAACACTGCTGCACACTACAACACACTGGCCGCAATTGAAAAGATAGTCAAACATTTTTTTCTGTGATTCGGATAGCTTTTCATCAGCCCGTTTTACCTCAATCCACATAATTAGATTCTTCCCAATCACAAGCAAGTCGGGCGTTCCCTTCTCACATAGGTGCATCCGCCCACCTCCGGCAGACTTGACAATGCCTGAGTTCATTCGGAAAACCTTGCACTTAATCAGTTCCAAATACGTGATAATGTCACGTTGAATTTCACTTTCGAGCATTTACATCCCTCCCGTATAACGGCACCATACAATCTAATGCCACTGTTTTGCATATTCATACCACCCATATATAGTGGTGTCTTAAATAGCCCTCACGCACGCCCGTAACTCTATACGCTGTAACGAGTTACATCCTGCGGCGTGTTACGCTGCACACAAACACCTCGGGTACGCTATATGTAGCGTAGGAAGGGTGTTTTTTGTGGTGAAAAACCCACGACTATTCCAGCCATTCACCTACATCCATGCCCTGCTCAGCAAGGCGGCCTATCAATGCAAGCCGGACAAACTCGGTAATTGTCCCACCCCTATAGGCGCACTCGGAGTCTTGTTTCGCCATGAGTTTTACAGCCTCTTTTAACCTCGGCTCCAGTAATGCGCTAACGTGCGCAAGTTCACTCTGTCTCTTTATCCATCTTGTATATGCGTTTTCTTCCATACAGTATGATACCATACATTTTCAGCCTTGTAAACACTACATATTTGTATAGTAGTTATTTTTAAAAAAAGTGCGAATTCGGGGAAATAACTACAACATTTTCTTGCTACCATACAATATCCGTGGTACACTGATATTAGGTTAAAGATAAGGAGTTTACAGGATGACTAAATTAAACGGAACAGAAAAACAGATTGAATGGGCTAATGCTATTAGAGATACTATGTTAAACGGATATAAAAAACAGGGATATACAGTGCAAGAGGGGATTGCTCAATTATTAAGCAGGGCTGAAAATGATTTGAATGATTACAGAGAATATGCAAAAGACCCAACCGAAAAAATCACTGATGAAGAAATATCATCCCGTGAAACCAGGGTTTTGGTTGTTACTGAATTAAAATCAGAGATTGAAAACAATGATTCAGCAGCATGGTTTATTGACCATAAAGCACCAATGTTTTTGACTAACGAAATCAATAAAAGGAGTTAACAAATGAAATACATTATTGGATTAGGAACATGTAACGGTGAAGAAGAACAATTTTCAGCATGGATGCAGAACAGAGAGCCGAAGCTTGACATTGAAATCAAGAATACAAATTTAACTGGTCTGTTTGACGAAAACAACAACAGCGTTGATGAGGGTGAATATTTCGGATACTACCCATGGGATAAATACTGTAACAGATAAAATCACTCTGAAGAGATCTGAATGATCGAAACGCCGGGAGGCGTCAGTGATAAACAATAAGGAGTTTAAGAGTATGAACGAAATTAAATTAACAGAGAATCAGAGAGCAATGATTTACGCAATCCAGAATAATTTTTGTGATACAAACAATGTTGACGGCAGAACAGCGCTGAGCCTGATTAACAGAAACCTGATTAAGAAAACGCTGTCTGGATTTGTAATGATCCAGACAATAGAATTATAACCCGGTCAGTGATAAGGAGTACCCATGAAGACAATTGAACAGCTAAAACTTGCAGCCAAAGTCCGGGACGGCCTGACCAGAATATATAAACCACATGGGCATGATACTTGGCTTGATTGCTACGAGTTTGACGGGTCCTATCATTCGCTTGTTTATGAACATGCGCACAATGAAAAGTCCTGTCATATGATTTGCATTGATGTTAATGGGAGGGTGTTGAAAGATGAGTAGCCGTGAATTCTCACATTACAAATACATCACCGCCGATGAAACGCTATATGTCAGGCTTGAACGGCGATGGATGTTTTGGGTGTACATCGTATCACAATTTCACAGCAAAGAGGTGATTGGCGAAAGCGTTGTATATGGAACAAAGAAAGCTTGCAAGAAAGCGGCAGAGAAACGCACAGGGAAGCTTACGCCGCTGTCGACGTGGAATTATAGGAAGGGGAAGAGATGAATATTAACATATTAGACATGACGCAGACTGATGTACACACCGCAAACGCCGGGAAAATTTACTCGTTCCCTTCTGGAATGACTATACGGTTTTCTAATATGAAAGAGCATGAATTTCAACTATGGAATGAAATTATAGTGGCGTACTTAGAACAAGAACTATCAGAGATAAAAGAGAAAGAGGATGCGCTATATGAAAAAAATTAGATTCAGCGTAACTGATGATCAGTTCAGGATAATCCAGTTTGAAGCACAGGCGAAAGGATTAAAACATTCAGCATTTGCAAAGATGACAGTTTTCAACTATATAGCAAAATACCCCTGTAAGGGATTATTAAAAGATTTCCAGGCATGGATTGAATCGAACAAGTAGCTCTTTGCCACGGGCTATGTAGTCTATAATCTTAGGGTATTTTACAGGAGGTCAGCGATGACATACGACGATCTAAAAACAGTATTTACAAGATTCGGGGATAATGAGCTATCACGGGGTGAATTGATTTGTGCCATCGGGTATTGGCAGATGAAAGAAACGCCTTTTCTATTGGCTGAATTGCCGAAACATAATTACCTGGTTAAGATAATTATTGCGCAGCCTGATGCAGAACCAGATATGTTATCACGCCTCCGGCTATAAAAGACAGGCTACTGAATAAAATTACTTGCTGCGTTTTCTGCGTGTTCAAGTTCTTCAAGTCCGTCGATAATTGACTCAATAAGTCCGAGAGTGTCTGTGTCTCCGAGGAGGCCTGCTCTAATGAGTTCTGCTGCTCTGAGATTGTGATCTCGTGCTTCAGAACTGTATTTTGTAATAAGATTATTTTCTCGCCTGAGTTCTGTATTTCGATCAATGCTGATTCGTAGTTCTTCTGCGATTCTATATGATTGCTCCTGAGCTGCATCAACATTGCCTTTAAACCTGCGTATTGAGATTTGCCCTTGTCCGATTGCAACGCCTGAGCATATGAGAAGGACAGACAGCACAGCAATAATAATAATACAAATCCTAATTTTCTTTTCATCTGTCACGCCCTCACCTCGAAAAATAATATGTCTTTCATGTCTGCGTAGAAAGCAGAGTCGGAGTTCTTGCCATCTACTATTCTGACACCGTCCCGGCCGTTACTTCCCTTGTTTGCACAGTACAATCTGCCGTCTGTTCCGTATCCGATAATCGGTGCTACGTGGTATTGTTTGTAGTTCCCGGCGATGATTACAGAGCCATCTTTTACAAGCGACCCCTTGTTACAATATGACGGTGGATGCTCGCTGACTTTCACGCCGTCCGCTGTCATGAGATAATCCATCAGCTTGATTGCACCAAGTGGCTTTTCCCATACTGCCCGTTCAATATCTTTACGCCCAAGAAATCCGAAACAGGTTGCTACGTTATAATTGCAATATGTTTCTGAGTTCGGATTATGAACAAGTTTTACCTGTGGCGGCATAGCTCGATAATCAACATAACATTCTATTGATTGTTTATAATTATAATTTCCGGGAAATGGTTCATTCTTTCTGTTGCCTTTGCTGACAGCCTGAAGGTATGCAAATCTATTCTGCCCTGTATGTACGTCTTTCCAATAATCTTTGAACCATTTCGGAACATTAAATATTTGCGTTTCGTCGTTTGATAATATGACGTTTGACATTATTCAGTTTCCTTTTTTCCGAACTTGGAAAGGATAGCCTCCGCAACATTACCGCCGATAAAGATACCGGTTAATACAAGCCAATGGATAGCGTCAAGCTTGTCAGTGAAAATAAATATTGCAGTCCCTATTGTGTAGGCTAGAAACTTACGACTGCTGATTCTGGATAGAAAACTTTTCATCACAGCCCCTTTGATATAAAATATGTTGTGACGAAAACAAGCACGGCAGTTATCACGCCGGTAATAATATTTTGCTTAACACCGCTTGATTGCTTGATGGTATCATTCAATACCTTAACCTGATTCTCAAGTGTTGTTACCCGTGGATAGATTGCCCGGAAGTCGTCACGGAATTCTGAATCCTTATTTTCAAGATTACATACTCGCCTGTCTACACTCTCAAAATCTTTTTGAAACAATTCTTTAAGCCCGACGATTTCTGTCCGGATGGTATCAATCAACGCCGTGATAAAACTTTTGTCTTGCTCTGTCATGTGTTCCATTCCTCACACCTCGCTAATAATACTATACAAGCGGTGTTTTGTATATTATACACTACTATTCACCGTTGTCATTATAAAGCCTTGATATACCAGATAATGCCATTGCATAATCATTGGCTTTCACTCGCTGAGTATAACTTTAGTTTTAGATTATCTTTGTATAATGATATTAATTGGTATGTGGTTTTAGCTTTGTATTCTTTTCTCATTCGTTGCAATTGTTTATTAACCTGGTTGTGGCTGATGCGTAACTCATACGCTATTTCTTTCGGCAGTTTCCCACGCATAAGCTTTTCCATGACCTCAACATCTTCAATCTTTCTGACTACCTGAAGCTTAACCTTTTTCTTATCAAGAATGGTAAAGAATATAACCGCTGTTATGATATACCCAACGCCCAAAGTAATGACCGTTGAAATATCCATATCAATCAAGATGCCTTTTACAAGCACCTCGCACAAGGTAATGATGTAAATAATTATTTTTAAATCAGGATTAACAATTAGCTGTACGGCAAAGCACATATACACCACGCCGCCAACATCGCCGAACCCATTCAAGAAAGTCATGATAGCGCTTAGTAATAGAAAGATAATTATCAAGGGTGTTTTCCATCTGTTGAATACCAGGAAAATTCCGATAGCTGCAAACGGGATAATGTTTGTAACCCAAAATATATCAGCCCGGCTTTCAAGACATAGCTTTACAATGTTAAATAATGATAGAGCAAAACAACTTGTGTATCCAACCCGGTTTAATTGTTCCACCATGTAGATGATACCTCGGCATCAATATATTCTGCCTTGATTTCTGATTCAAGTTCTTTCTGTTCAGCCGTGGTGTCTTCACCGTGGGCTTGTTCCCGATGTATCGCACAAAGTAAAGCGCCGTACTTGATGACCTGTTCCGTTGCCGCCTTGACTCCTGCTGATGCTCGATCTTCATTGTCAACGAAGTAATCAGCGTTCAAATACTCAGCCTCTTCCTGTTCTCTGTCAATGACAATCTGTAATTCTTTCTGAAAAATACTTGCCATCTTTTCTGATAAGTTCATCTTATCTCCTTTTAGTAACTACTTTCAAATAGCCTGCTGTTTTTGGGTCTACCCCTCCGGCAGTTGTCAACAACATTAAACCTGTTGCGCCTGTTTGCAGCGTGAAACTGTTAGTATCAATGTTTTTAAGTTCTATGCCATATGTTTCCGGTGTAGCGGAAAAGTAAAAGGATACATTCATATCAGTTATATCCCGTGCATCTGTATCTGCCCCTGTTGCTGAAAAGTAAACTGTCGCTTCTAACCCTGTTATGTTGTATCCAAGGTTGTGTGTAATAGTTGCAGTAACATTTTTTAACGCATTTGCTCCTGAATAATCAAGCCATGCAGACACGAAAGGGACAGGATTCATGTATGCCAAATCATTCCACGCAGTTGTCCCGTCTCCAATTTTCCATAGACTTGTATCGGTTTCAAATGCCGGTTCACCTGCAAGCAAAGTGTCATTTGCACTTGTGAAATCCCCTGCTGTATCTCGTTTCCATTGCTGTCTGTATAGTGCCATTCTATCCTCCGTAATCCACAATCGCCGCCGTGGTGCTGTTGAAATCAAATATGTCTGTCGTGCTGTCTCCGTTGAAATCATGCACATAGGTAAAATCGGTAAGCACTTCAAACGCCCTTAACACAAGGCGCAATCTTCCATTCCTAATGTCCGGGATTGATTCCAACACCTCACACTTTAATTTCCCTAACCATGATGTCCCGTTTGTGTGATCAAGTTCAATCTGCACATTCTGCCCAATCTCAGGCTCTATGAACTCAAGCCGAACCGTCCCGGTTATTATATCACGTACTGCGTCAGATTTATTCATTATGTCCTGTGCAAATAATAATGCATCAGCACTGTCTGTGTATAGCGTTTCGAATTCTTTGCTTCTGTTGGTGTCATACGTCCCCTTAACCGCAGCCTCTTTGCTGTCGTCAATCTCTCGGAGCCATAGCCCTGATGAAACATCTTGATCATATTTTACGCCAGCTTTTGAAATAACCTGATCAGCGTCATTGTCAAGCCGTGGGTCGTCAAGCCAATCATCGGTTTTTATTGTGGCTATTGGCAGGTTGTCAGCGTCAAATGTTCTCCATGTTAACAGCCCGTCAGGCTGTCTCAAAAATCCTGCTGCGCTTGTCTGCGCCAATTCTTCAAGTACTGAAATAACCGTTGTCGTCCCGTCTATAATTGCAACCCCGATGTTGTCGCTTGCTTTTGTCTGTTCAATTGTCCACTCGGCAGTATTAAAATTATTACCCGTGTATGAAATGCTGGCAAAGTTTTCTAAAAGATGTTGCGCAATATCAAGTTGATTATCTATCAATACGGCGGAGCCGTCCACTATGCCGCCTCCGGTGTATGTGACTTCTTGCCCGGGGTCATAATCTGCAACCGCTAAAGCAAATAATCCAGTACTCCCGTCCGGCGCAGTGCTTGGCGTAACCGCAGCCCCATCTACTTTTATCACAGCACCGGATACATAATAATCATATACTGAAGCGTCAGCAAATAGAAAAGCGTAGGTACTCGGTGAGCCTGTCTGCTCTTCCTGCAGGCTGATACATTTTACACCTGTTACCATTCCATAAAGAATTGGCGCAGGGGTAGACAATGCGTAATCATCAGCATCTGTATATACGGTTCCATCTATATAGTTGTTTGCGATTGTATTAGACAGAGCCTTTCTTGAATCCCGGATACTTAACGCCCATGTTCCGCTGCTCTGAAACGCTGATTTTATTACACGCCCTTCATATATCTTTTCAAAATATTCAAACGCTAAATCTTTTGTGCCTAAATAATAGTCTGCCGTACTGCCGAATAAGTTAGACCCCTTTCTATCATCATATGAATAATCTGAGTTGTCGATATTCTGAACAAAACTATCAAACTGCATCTGCTGAAAAAAGATGGGGTCTTTCCGCTGTGGAAATTGTGGAGTGTTTTCTAAATCAGGTGAATAGTTTACCCCGTTTACATAATCATAATATTTGTTATCTGACAATCCAAGTACAGCCCCGATATTGATATCATAAATCAGCGGCGGATTATACAGGGCATCAAATCTCGCATAGATAATATCATTCACATCATCATATATAAAACTTGCGGCTGTTGCTAACGCTGTCGCTCTGCCGTCAATTGTATTTGTGTAGCTTGTAACCTCGGTTAAATCAGTCCCGTCTACAGTTACGGAATTAACAGATACTACCGGCAATGTCGGGGCGCCGTCTGTCAGATCTGTGTCAAAGTCAGAATAAGTCCCGCGCAAATCATACATCCAAATACCGGCAGAATCCACAAGCCAAAATGTTTGAGTTTGCCGTATGCCTACTTGTAAAGCTATTACAGGGTGTTGAGTTTTTAATGCTGTTAGCAGGGTGCTATTAAATGCCATTTATGAAATCCTATACCCACCCGGAGACATTATATATAATCGATGCCTGTACAGAAGTTATATTTGTATCTATAAAATCCCCTGTTGAATCTATCCCGCCAAGATGTATATTAGTGGCGTTTGTTCTTGAAATTAAACTTATGGTTGACGACTCCGTACGCCCTGAATTAGTCCACAATAAGCATATTCCATATTCTTCACCGTCAACATCAAGCCACGGATCAAGCAAGTCATACAACTCCCCTCTTGTCATGCTTGCCTCACTGATAGTAATGACAGGCTTAAACAGGCTGTATATTCTCTGCTCTGACTTAGCGGCCATTACATATTTATTACTATATGTTGTTGCGTCTGTTCTGTACACAGCAAATAAAGCCCGGTTATTGCCGTTATACCATCCGTTTTTTACATCGCTCCAAGTCGGCGCAGTAGTTGAAAATATTACAGTACAGCTGGATCCTGACGGTACGAAATAAATATATGCTTGCGTGTCGTCTGATATACCACTCCATCCTGTCAAAGTTTCTTCTGATGAGAATTCATACAGCTCTTGGCTGATTTCTATGACTGCCCCGGCCTGCACTTTAGGCTCTGAGGTGTTGTCATAATTGGAAATGCTTACGGCCTCATATCCGAGTACTGCCTCTTGAAAGAAATCTATAGCTACAGTTTTGCTTACTTGTGATCCTGCCATATTATTTGGCCTCCCTAATTGTCATTGGAAAAACAAACTCAGTCGCCCGTGTTTTTAATCCCCTGACTGCTTGCCCTTCTATTGTACCATAATACGGGGCTTCAAAGTCCATGCTGTTTTCCCATATTACGGCAAACACTGGTTTGTGTGTAAAGACTGTATTCATCATGCTCCTTATATTTGTCCGTTGCGTATTACTCATGTCAACAAAATTCACGGTAGCGGTTCTGTAAACATAATTGCTTGCACCTTTTATTTGTCCTGATCGTGTGACAGTTTTGATCCCCTCATAGTGATCGGTTATCTGCACATTAGGACGGAACCCCGGCATTTGTAAATAGGTTCCGAAAAACAGATATCCTATTTCAAGGTTATCGGAGTTCCCGGCATCAGCAAGCGATAGCCTAAAAAATCTATATGCCTGTGTGCTTGCCGTAAAATGCATTATTGTTTCAGCTCTATATGTAATCGTTTCATCAAAAGACGGCGCGCCCCATGAATCAGTGGCATTACCTTGTATTTTAATTGTCGCTCCGCTTGTAAAATTGTGTCCGGCAATTCCTACAGTGTTAACCGATATTGTGTTCCCCACTCCTGCATCTATTATGACATACTCGGCTGTGTTCCCTGTGGCAAGCCAAAAACTACTTAAATACTGATCGTATAAAAAAGCCTTCGGGTTTGGTATCTCTGCGCTTGACACCGTCCTCACCTGTCCATCAGCTATTCCCTCAGTGACAACTTTAAATATAGGCTCCTTGTCGATCTGAATCACGTTGTAAATAACCGGAGCCTGCGTGGTTGCTGTGGAGTCCTCGGTACCTGTTGCGCCCTCTTGAATAGAATTGTCTATGTCGTCCTCCGGTTCTTCAGGGGTTCCTATAAGATCGCCTACTCTCGGAGCATCGGTTACTGATGCACCCAAAGCCGCCGCACCTAATTTTAACGCTATCCCTGCAGCCCCTGCGGCTAATGCCAGCGGCCAGTTAGTCGGACCGAGTAAAGCAAGAGCGATTGCCTGCCCGATTATTTGATTTCCGATTGCATCGATAACCTGTGCGATACTTGCGGTTACCGCATCGCCGTAACTCGCATATGCTCCCTGTGATTTAAACAGACTGGCGTTTAAAGTATCAAGCCCGCTTGCGGCGGCTCCGAGTCCTGCTGCCGCCATGTCTTTATAGTTTAACTTCAGGGCTTCAATTGTATCGGCCTGTTCTTCAAGCTCCTCAGTTGTCTCACTTGTAGCAATTCCTAATAATGCCATATCGACAGCGCTTGCGCCAAGCCCTAAGTCAAGCTCGCTTAATCCGCCGGTTAATGCGTCTGCACTGAATATCATATTGTCGATTGACAATGCACCGATGTCTATGGATTTCGTTTCTGCTTTCGTTGCAAGCGTTGCGTCTGCAAACAACCCATTTAATCGTGATACTGTAGTTTCAACGGTTTCAAGCTGATCATTAAAATTGCTATACCCTGTTGTCAATCCCTCTATTGGAATCAGTGAAAGCTCTTCCATTTCGGTGGTTATTGCTTCTATTGATTGCCTTGTTTCGTCGATAACTTGCGGAACCTCTCCTGTCAATTCTGCAAGCCCGTCAATCAACGCTTGAAGGTTTGAAAGAGGAATTGATAAAAACTCTGTGTTGACCCCTGCCTTAATCAACTGATTTAGATATCTTTCTGTTGTTGAAATCTTTTCTTCAACCAATCCTATCTGGTCAGATAGCCCGGCAGTCTCCCTATCCTGCGCAATTCTCAAGCCCTCTTTATAATCGTCAAAGTATTTATTTAAAAGATCAATCCTTTCTTGTTCAGCGTCTTTCCTTTTTTCTTCTTCTATTAGTCTTGCCGCTGCGGCTGCTGCTAAAAAGGCCGCCTCTTCATCAAGCAGTCTTTGATATTCTGCTTCAGCATCCAGTTTAACTTGAGCTATTTCAGCCTCCCGCGCTTTTTGTTTTTTGAGTTCTTCGTTTTGTGCTATTGCTCTTTCAACTGCTACCCGGTAAGCATCATTTACACCTTCTGCATTTTTTGCCACTGTTAAAAATTGTGTGGCGGTTAGGCCAAGCTCTTCGTTTGCTTCTGCAATTTGTTCCGCTACAAGTTTTTCAGCACTTGCTAAATCATATACCCCGGTTAATCCGTAATATATCATGTCGGCTGCCCATTCTAAAGCTTTAGCTTGCTCTCGTATAGTATCCGTATTCTCTTCTTCACCTGTGTTTTTTTCTTTTAATAGGTCTACCTGATCTCTGATTTCATCAGTTATAAACCCCTCATTCTGTGCCAACTCAATCGCCCGTGTTAATGAAATCCCTGTTTGTTCTGAAAAGGTTCTGATAAACTCTGCGCTGCCGTCTCCTGCGTCTCGCACCCTTTCCATTTCCGCAGCCAGCCTATCCACTGTTGCTTCATTCCGAACTGTCGCAATAACTCCTGCCAGTGCAAGTATTCCGCCTACTGCCAGAGTTATCCATCCAGCCGGTCCAGTCATAGCAAGCCCGGCAAGCTTTAGTGCCTGAAATACTTTTATAGCTTTTGTTACAGCAAGAAGCATGGGACCGATTGCAGCGGCTACCCCGGCAACTCTCAAGATGGTTATTTTTGTTTCGTCGTCAAGAGCCCCGAACGCTTTTACAGCGTCTGAAACTCCGCCCACAACTTCGGTTACTATAGGGATGAGATTCTCCCCCAATTCAGCAGCAACATTTGTTAAGTCAGCTTTTAATATTCTTTGTGCGTTTGCCAGGCTGTCTGAAGTATTTGTAAAGTCGTTTTGAGTCTGCGCAGTATCTTGCATGATAATGTTATATCGTGCTTGAACTTTCCGCTGTTCATCGGTAATGCCTGTTAGTTCATCCAATCCGCTTGCCAATATTTCAGCCTTAATTGCGCTCTCAGAAAGGAGCACGCCAAATCGTCTTGCCGGTTCAGTTTCTCCACGCAACGCAGCGTTAAAAGATCCTAACGCTTCAGACACATCAACATCGAAAACACTCGCTACATCTGCAGCACGTTTTGTCAATTCAATTGTATCAAGCCCGACCTGATCAATCCCTTGGCCTGTTGTTTTCAGAAGTGTTCCGGTTACGGTTGCGAGTTGATTAAATTCAGCTTGAGCAAGCCCTGCAGATTGTGCGGCTATTTCGCCAAAATTGTTTATTGTTTCAGCAGCGTCCCCGAATACGACATCAATTGCATTGAGGCTTTCTCCTAAATCCGAAGCGGCTTTTACGGTAGCGGCTCCGAGCGCAAGCAGTGGAACCGTTACGCCAAGCGTTAACTTTGTCCCTGCCGCCCCTGCTTTCTTTGCGAACGCATCAACTCGGCTTTCAGACTTTGCTATTTTAGAATCAAAATCCGTTGTGTCCCCGGTAATTTTCCAGATCAGATTTCCAAGATCAGTGCTTGCCATGTTATATCTTTCTCCTGCTTACCGTATGCACATCAAATAATCCGGGCTTTCGGACAGGCTCCCAAATAGTTCTTTTTATCTCTTTGGTAAATCCAGCGTATCGGCAGGCCGCCTCTGTTTGTGGTATATCCCATTCATGCAGATATTCATTCACAGTTACTTTCTGCCAGTACTTATTTAACGCAGCTACCAAATTTCGCCAATGAAATTTTATGTTCCTTTTTTTTTAGGCTTTGCGTCTTTGACGTCTTTCTTTAGGCAGTCAATAACAAAATCATTTACATCATCTGTGCTGGTCTGATGTAACCACCATTCCGCATCATATGGGTATTTGTTTGTTTCGCAAAGCTCCTCAAGCATCTGTTCCCTGACATCCGCCATGTCTAAACTGAGTGATTTCATCTCCGCTTTAATTTCTTTTTGCTCTGCCCGGAACGTCCGTTTTAATTCTCGGACTTTCTTTCTGTCTGTAATATTCTCTTCAGCATCTTCCAGAAAGTCTTTCCGCCTTTCGTCAAGATCCCCACCCATTTCAATTATCATCTGGGTTTTGTTCTGGAGGTCAGCGTAAAGCTGATGAACGTAATTATTCACCAGCTCTATATTAAATACTTTTTCTCTTACTGTCAATTTCAACATTTTACGCCTTTGTAAACCATGAGAATAATTGTCTACCGTCTGTAAGCCCTGAATCAATTTTACCAGTTATGGATAATGGTAATACATCTACTCCATCGCTCGCAGCTCCTAAAAAGTTAAAAGCCAATCCGCCGCTGTTCGGGGTTCCTGCAAATACTTCAAGTTCATAATCAATATCACTGTCTGAATTAGTATGAGTAAACTTGAGCTGATACGCTGTGAGTTCCTGAGTGCTTGACCCGGCATACAGGGTGGTGCTTGCTACTGGAACCATTGAGGTATACGCAATAGTAATTACCTGATCCATAGTGGACAGAGCTGCCCCTGCAGTGTTGAAAACAATTGACTTCCCGCTTGGGCTGTTTGAATCGTCAACTTCTGTCCAGTCGACGTTTACAGTCAGCGCACCATCACTGGCCCCGGTTACACTGGCAATCACAAGAGCACTTGAATATTTTAATGCGCTTCCTCCTGTTTCGGTTATCACCATATTGTACGGGGTTACATCAGAAGCACCGAGCGCAGGGATAACCTGATCATCAATCGAGCTTACAGACCCGGCGGCAGTTGCTACGTTTTCAAACGCTCCGGCACCTAACCTTTCGATATCATCAGGGTTAAAGTTAATCAATCCAAAATCCATTCCCATTTCCATTGATTTGATCTGGCTTAATACAACCCCGGCGTTCCCGGATTCGTATTCATTTTCTTCCCAATTAAATGTCGCTGTTGTATCGCTTTCTGTTGCGCCAAGATCGGTATACGCCCCGGCTCCGCTTTCTTTGATACTTACTTTACATCCGTCCGGGATTCTCAGGTTCCCGTATTTAGTTGTTTGATTTGGCATGTTAACGCCTCCTAATTAAAACTTCTACCGGAGTATTATATACATCCGCTTTATCTACCGGCGGTAATGTCGGCAGTATATCACATACTGCATGATAGTATTTACCATTCACAGTACTATTAACCCTATTCAATGCATCACTTGCAGCAGTGGCAATATCCCGGCTGCCCGTGTATGTTTGTGATCTACAGTTTATAGACCATCTTACTTCAAACCATGATACGCCGCCGCTGAACGTTCCCGGCCTATAATAGTTTATCGTTTCCTGTGTCCTGTTTGACTGCGAAACAAGAACGTTTTCTGATATGTCTACAGCAGGAACAAGCGCAAGAACAGTGGCATCATTGGTCAGGATGTTGTCAATAAAATCTGCACCGTATCTTTCAGCCAATTGTTTTCTCCACTGTCTTTTTTTTCCTGTAAGCGTTTATCATTTCGTCTTTCTGATACTTGGCCGCAACCGCTAACGCTTTTCCGCCGTCTAAAGTGATTTCTTTAGCAGGTCTTTCAAACGGTTTAGCTGACATGTTCCTTGTTCCAAATTCTATATACCAATGGTCTGAATTAGTCCCCTGTATCCCGGTTACTTTTCCCGGTCTTACAGATACAGGTACATTAAGTTTATGCTCGCTCGGTGCTGGCTTTTTTGACGAATCGTTAAACCCCTCTTCTTCGCCCTTTCCGCTGCTCGTGAATACCTGATACATCAGACTATTTCTTAGCTGCCCGTATTTTATAGGGCACAACGCCTTTGCCTGTGAATTTAATGCTGCACAATTAGCAGTAACGCCTGCCTTGTTTCCAGCCTTCGCCCCAAGTTCTGCAAACACGTTTTTTGTAATCTTAACACTTGCACCCATCAGACAAGCTCCTTACGGTAAAGCAATGCTTCCACTTCATCAAATCTGTTTATATTATCCTTGCCCTCTATGAAACAGTCAACAGATTCAATTATAGCTTTTAATGTCTTTGTGATATCAAATGTTTTCCCGGTTGCATTTGTCATATCGTCAGGAATATATAAGATAGTCCCAACCTCAGAATTGACAAATTGATTTGTATTGTTTAGCTGTATAGAGCTTGTCGTATATATCCAAACCCTACATGTAGATACAGTAGTCCATACCTCAGTTGTTTCCCCGGCAATCTTTGTGGTTGATAGCTCTTGAAATGTTGCTGTGAATGAGGGGAAATCGTCAAACGCATTTAAAATACTTGACATTACATGCCCCCATGATACCTTGGCAAGCCCTTGACGAACCATGCAGGCATTCCGTATTTAGCGTCAATGGCATTATCTGCTGCTGAGTACGATACATTGACGGGTCCCATCCTTTTAGCACTTACAGGATTTCCCGGGAGCGTAGTGCTGAGTCCTGCGATCTGATACCAGATTCCTTTTGACACAACATCAAAATACTGTATAGGAAATCCCAGAAATATTTTTAGCCCAGTGGTTGTCTCTGTTGCGTTGCTGCTGATTTGTATTTGTGGTGCATTGTCGCTTGTCGATGTTCCATCAGGAAAGATGTCTGCGATATATGCCCCGGTAGAAATACCCGTGCCGGTAACCTGTGCTCCTGCCTCAATGTAGTCAAGAATATAATCATACCCTATGCCCTGTTGAGTCAGAGAATCATTGACATCCCGGAACACAAGAATAAAATCACTGTCGGTTACGATGTTCCCATATATCAAATCATTCCAGTTTTTCCGGGTTATTGATTTTACCTTTGCTTCGATGAACGGGATCTGTGCTGTTATCGCTGCGTCATAATCAGCAACGGCAATTCCTAACTGAGTTTTAACCTGTGCTAATGTGATGATAGCCATTCACTCCCCCTTATTCATGCGGTATCTCAAACCAATTTATATTATACTCAAATAATGTATCGTCCCCGTTTGTGTTGTCAATTTTAATTAAATAATCATACACGGGGTTTATCTCAAATGGCAACCCCCCAGCGTTGGCTGCTCCTGCATCAGCCAGCGCTCCAGCGCCGCTTGAGGACGGTATCAATTGAGCCGTGAATTTTGTCCCTGGTGCCGTCACTTTCGCAGCGGCAACTAATTCAAGAGTTCCTTGTGCAACATTGGCGCTTACTCTTCTGTTTGAGGCTTCTATCTTTGTACGCCCCCCTGCTGTTAGTGTTGGATTAACATAATAAGTTACCACAATCGGTCCAGCCTCGGCGGCAACAAACCCCAAGGGAGTAAAAACAAAATGCGTGTCTTTTATCGTCCGAGCATCAAAATGTATATACATATCTGTAGCTGCTGTTGCTGTAATTACGTCTCTACCTGTAAACGCAAGTCCCAATATAAACAACTCTTCTTGTATACCAATCGTACGCCATGAATTAGTTGAGGTACTGCGAAGCAATTCTAATATTTCAGTACGCCTATTACCACCCATTATTTATTCCCATCGTTCCCATTCACCCCCCCTATTTATTTGTGTGCTCATACCAGTCAATATACAGCGTTCCAGCATCATTGTCTGTTCCATATAATGACAGTTGGTACGTTGTGTTTTGTTTTAATATAATTTCATCCCTTGCTGCTGATGATCCGTTACCTGTCTGTCCTGTTGTAGAGCCTGCAATGTAGTCGTCCCACAAAGTAAGACCACCTGTTGCCAGTGTCGCGTCATAATCTACCACGGCCGCAGTCCCAGCAATATTTGTGGTTACTGATACTTTTGTACTATTCCGCTGATGGTTAATTATTGGCAGTGTTCCGGTTGCTGTTGCCGCTCCTGCGGTTGGAGCTTCAATTAGCCTAAGCCTCCACCCTGATGTCCCTGTCCCAAGGAATAAGAAATGATCCCATTTTGCAGTGTCTGATGTTGTAAACGATAGCGTCATCATATCGGTTGGGGTTGTTGCTGCTCCTACATCTGCCACGCTATATTGAACATAAAACCTGCTTCCCGCATGTGCTTCATGATGCGCATAACCAATTGTGGTTAGCGCATTGGTTGTTTTATCAATCTGATTTTCTGCGATCTGCGTTTGTCTGTTTAAACTCATTATTCCGCCTTATAAAATGCCGGGTTTCCCCGGCTATTATTTACGCCTGAAATGCTTTTATATATGCAATCTCGCATGTGTTTGCAACGCCGTTTCCGTTGTGATAATCAATTGTTGGAGTTACTGCATTTGTAGGCAGTCCCTCTGTAATTGTTGCCACCTCGGATCCGTCTACATAAACATGCAGAATTGTCCCATCATAATACATGCCGAGTACAATTGCACTTGCGGCCAATGTTCCTACCGCAGTGGTAGACACTGCCGCACCGCCTGAATAAACAGACAGCTTAATTCCAGTTACCGCATCAAGTTTGCTGAAGAAAATTCCAGCTCCGGTTACGGCTATTGCATGGGCTGTATCTACTGCAAAAATAGTAGTGTCAGTTTCAATCAATCCAAATGCAAAATCACACTGAGTAGCCTCCGATGGTGTTACTTTTGTTTCAATGTAAAATGGCTTTGATGTATTAACAGCGAAGTTTTCACCTTTAAGCTGCATGCTTACTCCGTCATAATCTCCGGCTGCATTTGTGATTGTAACCCAGCTATCAGCGGTTGCGCTGTTCGTTGGCGCACTCGTTCCTGAGCCATCAGAAATAACGGTAGTTGTCCATTCAGATGTTATAACACACCCGGGACGGGACGCATACTTTTGCGCCTGTCCCAAAATGTCAAGCCATCTTATCGGCATTGCCTCGTTTTCTACAACGTAGGCATCGTTAATTTTTTTTGTTTTCATAACCGCCCCCTACTCTTCAGTAGCGATCTGACCCGCTCCACTTGCTGCTGCTGCTGCTCCTGCTACAAATGCACTGCCGCCCCAGCCGGTATATCCTACACAAGTACAGTCTGGTGTTACGCTGTACTGTCCAGAAGTTGCTGCAGTTCCGCCAAACACATCATCTATAGCGCCGATTCCGTTTGTATTCCAGTTAAGAAATTCACACGCTTTGAAGTGCATCAATCCGCTAAAGCTGGCATTGTCAACAGATCTCACCGCACTCTTTCCTGAGTCAGAACTCTGGGAAATAAAGGCGCATCCTTCAAACCCTATTCGCCAACAGCCACCGTCAATTTTTACTTCGCCATTTGAATCTTCTTTTGCCACTGAGTCAGTTCCGAAAGTACAGTTGTAAAAGTTAATTTCTTCGGCTCCGTTTAATTCAACATCGCTTGGAGTGTCTGCCACTGCTCCCGGTGTTGCATGCCCAGCGCCTACAAAGTGAACATTCTCAAAAGCCATTCTTGCGCCTGTAATTTTGACACAGCCGATATCCTGTGCTGTTGAAAGCCAATTGCCGATTGAGAAATTAGCACAGTAAATATTAGACGCCTGAAAGTCAATCAAATAACTCAGGTAATTTGTCAGTGTGCTTGACCCGGCTGCTGCTGCTGTTTCTGGTGTAAATGTCGACGCCCCACAAGTAATTGTGCCTGCTGTTACTGCAGTTATAATTACATTTCCATCATTGGTATTTGATGTTGTATCGATTACGATTGTCTGACCTACTACAAAACCTGCTGTTATAAATCCGCTGTCTGAATCTGTCATTGTGGTTGTGGTTGGAAAAGCCAGCGTTGTAATTGCTCCTGATGTAACTGCCTTGCTTGCTATCCTTGCCCTCTGATACATTCTTGTCGGTGCGCATACGCCGTATATTGTAATCCCTTCTTTTACCCAATCAAGAGGGTATGTCATATATGATGTTGTTTCCGCTGTGCTGTTTCCACTTGAAACTAAACAGATACCGTCTCCGCGTTCATCAACACAAGCCGCATATGCATCATAAATATTTGTAAATGCTCCGCTTGTTCTGTTTACAGCGTTGGGATCTACAAAATGCCATTCACCCCTGATAGCAGGCAAGCCCGGATCAGTAAATGAGGTTCTTAGTGTAGGCGGTAACCCTGCCGCCTTATTGAAATTATTTAGCATTTCCGCCCCCTTAGCTTGTTGCCAATCCGGTAATTGTTCCGTGATATTCTTCGGGACCATAATCAAGCCCGATCTGTGAATAATAAAATCCGCCCTTTTGTGCTGCAGTCAATCCGGTTGGAACCCATAATACATCACCGCCGAATTCAGTATCAGTTACAAACTGTTCGCCGTCAAACATAACAGGAACAAATACAGGTCGGCAGTATGAAAGGTCAGCAATAAGCAGTTCATCTGTTTCCATCTGAGGAGCATATACAATGCCCATTGTTGCGAAATCTGTTTCAATTGTTGCAATGTTTGCGCCGCCGTAATTTCTGTCAGGTGGTACATATTCATAAGCGTCTGTTATTTTCTGTTTGTTCCACGCATTTACAAAAATAACCGGCATGTCAAATACTGAACCATTTGTGGCCATGTCCCGTAGCAGTTCATCAATCAAGGCCTTGCCTAATGTTGCGCCCCCGGCTGCTACAGTGTTTGTGGTTACTGCATTAACAATTCCCCTTGTAGCGACGTCTGTCCCTACGGCTGATTCTGCAACATAGGTTCCATTAAAAAATGAATACTCTGTATCAATTGCCATCTGCCGCAAGGCTCCCATTTTCTGAAAAGAAAGCTCATTGGTTACCGGCTGGCCTGCCTGAGTGTTGATTCCTGAAATTGTTCCATATGTGGATTGTTTTTTGAAGGTGACCGCAGCATCATATTTCATGATCTGGCATACATTTGTATCTTGCGCTCTAGTGTAGGTTGTCGGTGTTCCTGCTGCTGCCGATGTAGTCTCAGACTGCACATTCTGACTCGCAGCATCTAAACTATAAGGCTGTGCAAGCGGGAATGTAAATGCGGTTGATCTAACTCCGCCACTCAGGCCGCCGATTGTGTTTAAGAATGGAGTCTGATTCGCTCCGATTAGAAAAAGCTCGCCCCTATAATTTAGAGCATCGCTGTTAGTTGTTGCCATAAAATGGCCTCCCTATCAATTGTATAGGCGGCCAAATTGCCACCCTATTTATTTTCTAAAGCTGCTTGCTTTGCCAATTGCTCTTTTAACATAAAAGCCTTTGACCCTTCACCAGCTTTAATTGCTTCGTCATACTGCGTTTGTAAATCTGCAGCAGTTTCCCTTGTTCCTCTGTCCGGGACATTCGGCGCAAACCGTGTTTTAATTTCTGCCTCAAGCTCCGTTTTCAGCTTGCTATCAAAATACCCCTTTTCCTCTTCAAGCATTTTGAGCGCATTGTCACCGTAGATATATAGCGTCTCAGCTCTCAGTGGATCATATCCAATTTCTTTTGCCTTGGCTCTCAGGGATTCTTTCAACTGGTTTTCTCCAGTTGTTAAAAGCTGGTCCTGTTGCCACTCTTCAAGCTCTGCAATCCGTTTCTGTTCAGGTGTTAAATCCGGGTTTAATTCTTTTTCAAGTTTCCCCCGTTCTGCCTTCAGAATTTCCGGCAACTTTTCAGCCTGGAACTTTTCGTCGTGCTTTAAAACACGGCGGCTTGTTTCAGCATCTAACGCAGATTTAAAAACAGAATTTCTGTCTATAAATGCCAGTGCTGATTCAGCGGTTGTAATGTTCTTTAGAGGGTCAAGGTCTTTTACAAGCTCCTCGGCCTCCGCTACATTAGCACCCTCTTTTACGTTTGCTTTGATCCATTCAATAATGTCCAATGTATTTCTCCCCGGTCACGCTCTGCCCGACCACGATAATATAAATGTCTTTCTATAGTGTATACACACTATATAGTGTTTGTCAAGTTTTTACCCAGCCTTTCGCTGTCAGCTTCATCCCTTTGCTTTCCATGTATTCGTCATAATCATTAAAATCAATTATCTCACTTTCCCCTGTCAGCGGATTGGTTGCCCGCCTTAACTGTGGACTAACGCCCTCTACAATATCGATAACGGTACACCTGCAATTTACAGATTCTTTAGCGCTTGACATGTTGCCGGGATATGAGCCTGTAGCTGCGCCTACATGGAATTGACCGTCTTTATCTTCTACCTGATTATTCGCTGTTGCATGTGTCGGCCTGGTTGCCGCATCACTTGTTGCTAACCATTGCCGATCAATCCCTATCCCCTCAGATCGTGCGGCCTCAGTGCTTGCAAGATTCCCGGCATTCATCACCCTTGTCCCCTCGGTTCGTGCTACCCTCTCGCTGTTGTAACTTATTCCCCCGAATAGATCTCGCATCTCCCGTGCTGTTTTTGTGTAGCTCGTTCCCTGAATGAATTGCTGCGTCAATGTTCTCTGTATCTTGGTAAGGTTTTCGATGTTGTTTTTCTTCAGGGTATCAAGCAACGTTCCAGCCTGCGGAGTGTAATTGTTTCTTAGTCCATAAGTGTCTGTTAAATCGCCCCACTTTGCGGCAGTCCCGAAAACTGATTCTTGAATAACTCTATCATCTATCACGGTAAAAAGTTGCTCCGAATCTTTGACCCATTGCAACAAATAATTGTCCCTGTAAAAAGAATCAGTCATTGCCGTCAGGTTATTACTGATTGTTATATTCCGGGCTTTCTTAAACGCCACGCCGTATTCAATTACTACCTGCTCCCGTAGTCGCTCAAGCCTTTTAAACTGCGTCATGTAATTGTAGTATTCTTTTTTCGGAATCCCTGCTTCCTGAATCTTCAGATATAGAGTTTTCAGTTTAGCGTCAATATTTTTGTATGCGGCGGCGTATGCTTTGGCTATCTCTGTTTCACCATTTGCTATAATCAAATCAGAGTATTCAAAGATTTCTTTCTGCCCGTTGCTAAATGTCATTATACCAATTTGCCCACTATTTTCATGGCCTTCTCTCTGCTGATATTAAAGAAAATTTCAATCTGGTTTATTGCTGTCTTTCGATCAATAAGCCCTTCTTTCATGGCCTCCACTATTTTCAGTGCACTCGTTATTTGAGTACCAGATAACACAACATCTTTGTCTATCTCTGCCGCTGCTGTATCTGTTCCGGTATCTCCCTGTGATTCGTCCCCTGATGTCAGCCCCTGCAGGAACTTGACAGACTGCTCTTTTTCAGCCGCTTCCATGGCCTCAATCTCTGCTGCAGGATCTTCAATTATGGTATGTGGTAGAACTTTTAAGATTGTCTCTTTTCTCACGCCAAGCCCTAACAGGCCTTGTGCTATCTGTAGCTTGACCAACGAGTCAACAGGCAGATTTCTTTTTGATGTTACAACAGTCCGGTATTCATCAGTTTTAATGTTAGCTGTTCCGGCGTTCAAGACATCATTTAATAGTGCCGTTCTCATTTCAAACCCCATGTTGAAATACTTCTCAATCTGAGTAGCGTTAAACTCCATGCCTAATAATTTGAAAGCCCGTGCTGTTCCTGATTCATCGCCGCCCGTAACTGCGATATTATTAAAATCCACAACCTTGATTGTTTTGTGAAATAGCCGCTCCAATCTGTCCAAATGATTGTTTGTATATTCCGTAACGCCCTGCAGGTTTTTCTCCAGGTACATAGGCCATTTTTCATATGTCCCTAATTCATCGATAACTTTTAACTCTTCCATCTTCTGTACAAACTCAGGAGTAACCCGATCAGGGAATAGCGCCAACAACGCATTAAATCTATCCATCTCGTTTTGGGACTTGCTCATCACGCTGTCATGTTTGTCAATCATTGGCTTTTCAGCCTGGAATAATGGTCCCCCTGCAGATGATATTTTAAACACGGCAATCGGCACAGATTTATATGGATAATTTTCTGTTTCGATATTCTTCCATTCTGAATCTTTGCCGCCCTTTTCCCACTTCTCAGAATAGCCGGGGTAATAAACCGTGGCTGTCGTTTTCTTATCATCGGTAACAAACCGTATTGCTGCTGTAGGTTTTTTCTTAATATGGTTGTCCCACAGCACAACCATTTCATCCATTCCGATAACTGCATATTCCGGGGTTAAGGTTGCGTTTGGCAAGTCCAATTCTTCAGACACCCAAAATAATAAATATGCTTCTCTATGGCTTAACGCTTTTTTGTATAGCTCGGTTGTGATGAGAAAATCTTTATTATATGTCTGAACTTTATTCATGTAAGATTGATATTCTTCTGTTTTCTTTTCGTCTGTATCTTGCTCTACAGGTTCGTAGGTAATAACAATATCGCTACCTGCATACCCGGTCATATCCTCAACTGCTGATTTCGCTAATGGAATCGGCAATCTATTATCCGGGTCTTTCTTGCGCTGTGCTTTCAATATGGTTGGATTATACCCCTTCACATATTCATCGTTTTCTTGATATATCCGAGCCTGAGATTGTAATTGACTATGCGCTTCGTTTATCTGGTTGGCTTTTAATGTTTCCATACTTTATTCCCTCTCCCTTTATAATAGCACAGCTTATCAATATATGCTAACTGTTGGAACACGCATTCCGGTTCGTTGTTTTATCATTGGGTAGAGCGCATACCGTATACCGTCCATGTGGTGATTATGTTTGTCCTCAACTTTCGGCGTAATGTCTCCGCTGCGTTTATCAATAATATAGCTGTATAATTTGAATTCGTCTATTGTGTGCTTACACCGGGGATGAATAACTATCCTGTCAAAACTTCGCATGAAGCTTATCCCGTCCTCAATCTTCAGCTTTTCCGGTCCCTGTATTTTAGGGTATCCATGCCGCCGCAAATAGTTAATAGTATCAGGCCTTGAACAATCACCCCTGATTATCCATTTCTCAGACTCAGGAATAGTCCGGTACATGTCCGGCAACTTGTCTATGTCTACCCCGTACCCGTGAGCCTCATAATCTATGTACAGTGTATTGTCAAGAATATACAGCCTGTTTAGCGTTGACGGATCAGCAGAAAATCCATAGTCAGAACCAAACAAAAAATTAACGCCTTTCTGAGTTTCAAATGATTCTACTGAAAACTTGCCCTTGAATATCTGGGCTTCAGATTGCTTGCGATATTCGCCTTCCCATATCCACAGGTATTTTTCAAAGTCAGTCCGCTTGTCAAATTCCATTTCTTCCCGGAGTACTTCAGGGAAAAACGGGTTATCTCTATAGCTCATTGTTATTATATTTGTGTTTGGGTGTTGGTTGGTAACGAACCGAACATTCACAGGGTCTGTTTCAAGCTCTGGGTTAAAATCAATAAACCATTTTTGATGCTCTGTTCTAACAGTTGGAATAAGAATATCGAATGTATCCACTGAAATCACATTGGCCTCTGCCAACCATACCCGGTCAATTCCCTCGGTAGATTTAACAGAACTCATATTTCTTGACAGCCCTTTAAATATAAACTCTGTTCCGGCTGTCGATCTTATGTAGTTATCGTGAATTGTAAAAAGTCCATCTAATTTGAACTTTGCGATAGTATCGGACAATACCCGGTGTACAGATTCTTTAATACTGTTCTGAATCTCTCTGCCGCATAGCCACAAATGTTTTTCTCTCGCAGCTTCCAAAATGGCATAATCAGCAATGCCCCATGTTGCCCCTTTTCCACGCCCGCCTTTGAGTACGTTGTATTTATAGTTTGTTGTGTATAGTGGCTTTAGTATTTCTGGTATCTGATATTTAACTTTTTGGGGAGACAAACTCTATCTCTATTTTGGGAATCTCTAACTTCCCGTTAATGCCTAATTCTTGTTTATCAGACCATCCAAGCTGTTTCAGTGAAAAGATTGCCATTGTCTTATCGATGGTATTCTCTAAAGCTTTGCGCTCAAGTTGAGCTTCCTTTTTGTCGATACATCTTTTTCTTAGTGTCGAGAACTCATCATAATCATATAAGTCTTGTCTCGAAATTTCGTTTATGTATGCAAACTCCACAAGGATAGGGATCTCTGTTTCATCAACGTATTTCTGCAATAACTGCTTGATTGCTTCGACGTCTTCTTTGTTATGATTTCTCGGTCTTCCGCCGGGCATTATTTTCTCCGCCTTTGCCTATTGCGTTTAATCGGTGTTGTGCTTTTAACTGTTTTGGCAGTCCCTCGAACATCCGCATACGTAGGCGCTTTTACATATAAACGACACCGCATTCTATCAAGGATAATCATTGTTGCTATTACCGCTTTCCTCGCTCGTTGCTCTAATATCTCGTTCCAATATATTAGAGTATTGGAATATTCAATAATGGTTTCTGTATATCCGCTTGAGGAAAATGTTATAATGTATGTCCCTGTTACATTCCCTGTAAAATCACACGTGCTTACCATTATTTATTCCTTGTTGCGCTTTCCCGGCTTATTCTTCACCTCGATATAATCAGCTTTTACTTTGCGGTCTGTTCCGGTTGTATCTCTAACAATAATATCATCATTGTCTATAGAAATTACAACCCCTTCAAAATCTCTATTATT